AGTTTAATCCACCAGAAAACGATACATTTGAAAAGGTGTCTAGGTCTATTGAGGTTCTTTATTCTGGAGCTAAAGTTTTAGGCACAAATACAATGTTAAAATGGGAGCTAGCTGAGAACATGACTAGACCATCAGCTGATACTACTAAAGTAGAAATGAACTATACTATCTGTGCGCCTAAAATGTATAAAGGTAGAATAGAATCATTAGTTGGTAGATGTACAGGTTTTGCTGACATGATACAGATTACACATTTAAAAATGCAACAAGTTTTAGCACGTATGGTGCCAGATGGTGTATTTTTAGATATGGATGGTTTAGCTGAAGTAGACTTAGGTAATGGGACAAACTATAACCCAGCTGAAGCATTAAATATGTATTTCCAAACTGGTAGTATAGTTGGTAGATCACTTACTCAAGATGGAGATCCCAACAGAGGTAAAGTACCTATACAAGAACTACAGACGTCAGCCTCTGGAGCTAAACTACAATCCCTAATACAAACGTATCAGTATTACTTACAAATGATAAGAGATGTCACGGGATTAAATGAGGCTCGTGACGGTAGTATGCCTGATAAAGACGCGTTAGTTGGTTTAGCTAAAATGGCAGCTAACCAATCTAACATAGCTACAAAACATATAAACAACGCTAGTTTATATATAGCTTTACGTATATGTGAAAACATATCACTAAAAATAACTGATGTATTAAACTTTCCTTTAACTGCTAATAGCTTAATTGAAAGTATATCTCTTTATAATGTAGAAACATTAAGAGAAGTACAGTATCTAAACTTACATGACTTTGGTATATTTTTAGAACTAGAGCCAGACACAGAAGAAAAAGCTCAATTAGAACAAAACATACAGATCGCATTACAATCTGGTGGCATTGATTTAGAAGATGCTATTGATGTTAGACAAATAAAAAATCTAAAGTTAGCTAATCAACTCTTAAAACAAAAAAGAAAAAAGAAATACAAGAGAGATCAAGCAGCGGCTCAAGCAAATATACAAATGCAGGCTCAAGCAAATGCTAAAACAAATGAGCAAGCTGCGTTAGCTGAGGTTCAAAAACAACAAGCATTGACTGAGCAACACGTTAATTTAGAAAATGCAAAATCTCAGTTTGAAATACAAAGGATGCAAGTAGAGCTAGAAGGTAAAAAGCATTTGATGGCTCAGCAATTCGAATACGATAGGCAATTAGCTGAGATTGAAGCTCAAACTAAAACTTTAAAAGAACAAGAAATAGAAGATCGTAAAGATAAAAGAATAAAGATGGAAGGTTCTCAACAAAGTCAATTAATAGATCAAAGACAAAATGATCTACTTCCTATCGACTTTCAACAATCACAAGTTGGTGAAGGATTTTAAATTTTAACAATTAATTATATTATATTATGTCAGAAACAAAAACAAATGAACCTGTTAAACAGGAAGGTGAGTTTAAATTAAAAAAGAAAACACCTAAAAAATTAGGGATTACCAATAATGATCCCGTTAAAGTAGATTTAACTAAACCAGAAGCAACAGGGGAAGTAGTTCCTGATGTTGTTAAGGTTGATATACCTAAAGACGATGCCATTCAAATCGGAGAAACAGAGAAAGTGGATGTGGGCGAACAAGCCGGAGATAGCACTAAAGTGGACAAACAAGTACAAGAGTCCACTGAAGATGCTCAAGAGTCTTCACCAATCCAAGAAATAATAGAAGAAGATAAAGATGAGGTAAAAGAGATTAAAAAAGAGATTATTGAAGCTAAACAAGAGCAGCAAATTCTTAATAAACCTTTACCTGAAAACATTGAAAAATTAATTGACTTCATGGAGTCTACTGGTGGTACAGTAGAAGATTATGTAGCATTAAATAAAGATTACTCTTCTCTTGATAGTGCACAGCTATTGAGTGAGTATTATAAAAAAACAAAACCACATTTAGATCAAGAAGAAATAAATTTTCTAATGGAAGATGCTTTTAACTTTGACGAAGATGTGGACGAAGCAAGAGAGATTCGTAAGAAGAAACTTGCATATAAAGAAGAAGTTGCAAAGGCTAAAAGCTATTTAGAAAGTTCAAAAAGTAAATATTACGAGGAAATCAAGTTGAAACCAAGTGCCACTGGAGAACAAAAAGAAGCTTTAAACTTTTACAACAACTATAAGCAACAACAAGAGCTTGCAACTAAATTACATGGTGATTTTAGAGACAATACTAAAAAATTATTTTCTTCAGACTTCAAAGGTTTTGATTTTAACGTAGGAGATAAAAAATTTAGATATGGAGTAAAAGACCCGGTTAAGGTTGGTGAAACTCAGTCTGATGTACAAAACTTTGTTAGTAGATTTTCTAATGATGAAGGTCAAATTGTAGATCAAAAAGGGTATCATAAAGCAATGTATGCTGCGATGAATGCTGATAAACTAGCTCATCATTTTTATGAACAAGGAAAAGCTGATGGCATTAAAAATGTTATTAGTAGTTCTAAGAATCCATCAAAAGACGGACCTAGGCAAGTTGCTGACGGAAATGTTTTTATAAACGGGTTAAAAGTAAAATCAATTAGTGGTTTAGATTCATCAAAATTAAAAATTAAAACAAAAAAATTTAACTAATTAAAATTACAAATTATGGCTTTAACTCCTCAATTTGGTTCGATAGTACCATCGCAAGCTCAACAAACTCTTGCGAGTAATTATCTACAATTTGACAATGGCACGAACGATTTCGCACAACAATACTTACCTGAGCTTTATGAGCAAGAGGTAGAAAGATATGGTAACAGAACGTTATCAGGATTTTTACGTATGGTTGGAGCAGAAATGCCGATGACATCTGATCAAGTTATTTGGTCTGAACAAAACAGACTACACATTTCATATGATAACTGTACAGTTGCTGGTGCTGCCGGTGCTGCTGCAACTATCACAATCCCTGTTACAGCTGCTAACGCTGCTGTGCCAGTACTAAACGTTATTTCTCCACTATCAACTATTGTTGTAATGGATGACTTTGGAAACGAAGTAAAATGTTTAGTTACTTCTTCTGATACGCGTGCTGCCGGTGGTGGTGGTAACCCAGGAAGATTAATAGTTGAACCTTACCAAGGTGCTAACCTTGCTGCTAGCGGTATCGTTAATGGTAATCCAGTTAAGATCTTTGTATACGGTTCTGACTTTCAAAAAGGAAGTAGTACATTAAACGCACCTCAAGGTGTTAACCTTGGATCATCAGCTGCTAACCCTATGGTTACTGTTGATCCTGCATTTACTACTTTTTCTAACTCTCCAATAATCTTAAGAAGCCAATACACAATTAATGGTTCTGACACAGCTCAGATCGGTTGGGTAGAAGTTTCTACTGAAGATGGTACTGGAGGTTATTTATGGTATCTAAAAGCTGAGTCTGAAACAAGACTAAGATTTGAAGATTACTTAGAAATGGCAATGGTTGAAGGTGAACTTAACGCAGGTGCTGCTGGTATACCAACTGAAAATCCTGGAACTGAAGGTTTATTTGCTGCTATTCAAAATGGTGGTAACGTTGAAGTAGGTTTCACTGCTGCTGCTGGTTTAGATTCATTTGATGACATTCTTAAAAACCTTGACACTCAAGGAGCTATTGAAGAAAACATGTTATTCTTAAACAGAGCTACTGCTCTTGATTTTGATGATATGTTAGCTGGTATCTCTGGAGGTTTTGCAGGTGGTGTAGCTTTCGGTTTATTCGAAAACTCTGAAGAAATGGCATTAAACTTAGGATTCTCTGGATTTAGAAGAGGTTCTTATGATTTCTATAAAACAGATTGGAAATACTTAAACGACGCTTCAACGCGTGGTGCAATGACTGGACCTGCTTCTATCGAAGGAGTATTAGTTCCTGCAGGTACTTCTACTGTTTATGACCAAATCTTAGGTACAAACATTAGACGTCCTTTCTTACATGTAAGATATAGAGCTTCTCAAGCTGATGACAGAAGAATGAAATCATGGTTAACTGGTTCAGTTGGTGGTGCATTCACATCTTCATTAGATGCAATGGAGGTAAACTTCTTATCTGAAAGATGTTTAGTAACTCAAGCTAGAAACAACTTTGTATTATTCAAAGGGATCTAATTGATTCAACAAATGTAATTCTTACCCTCGTTGTATTAACGGGGGTAATTATTACCCTTATTAAAATTATTTAATTATATTATATTATGAAAAAAACTAAAGAATTACCTAGTCATGAAAAAGGCTGGGAAATAAAGGATAGACATTATTATTTAACGGGTAACAAAAGTCCGTTGACATTAACTATACCTAGTAAGCATACAAAAAAACACGCTTTATTATTTTACGACGAGCAAAAAGGAATGCAAAGAGAGCTGCGTTACGCAACGAACCAATCCTCTGTTTTCGTAGATGAACAATTAGGTGAAGCCACTATGGGTCACATAACTTTTAAAGATGGTGTTTTAACTGTTAAAAA